ATTGTTAAGAGATAAACTGAAAGGTATAAAAGGGAAGTTTCTAGTAACAATAAACGATCATCCACAAGTAAGAGAATGGTATGAAGGATTCAATATAAAAGAGGTTAAGGTTAATTATTCTATATCTAAAGATAGTAAAGCAAGAAGAGAGTATAGAGAACTAATAATAACAAACTATTAATAAAAAATAACTGCAAAACATCTAAGGTACTCCTGGAGGTTTATATCAACCCGAGGGGCTAGCGAACCCCGAAAGTCATCTAGCTACAGAAATTTTTTTTAATGTGTTTCCGTTTCCGCTTTTTGAATATACGTGAAAAAAATATTACTATTATTAGCAAGAAAAAAATATCCGTAAAAAATACAATAAAAAACGGAAATGAAAACAAGAAAGGAGGGTCAATATGAGTGAAGAAATTAGTAAATTTGATTCAGTTGAACATGTAACAGTTTCAAGTTCAGTTTTAGCAAATCTTTTTGGATTATCCACTAGGAGAATAAGACAACTTGAAGAAGAAAGCGTAATAAATAAAGTTGCTAGAGGAAAGTATTCATTACAAGAGAATATAAAAAGTTATATTACGTTTATTAAAACAACAGCAAATTTAAAAGAAAATAAGAATGAAGAATTAAAAGTTAATTATGATGAAGAACATGCTCTACTTGAAAAAGCCAAAAGAGAAAAAGCTGAGTTAGAAGTTGCAGCAATAAGAGGAACAATGCATTTTAGTGAAGATGTTGAAAGAGTTATGAATAATATGCTTTCTAATTTTAGAGCTAAAATATTGGCCTTGCCTTCGAGAGCAGCTCCAAGCTTAATAACGTTAACAGTTATTGCAGATATACAGCAAATATTACAAATGGAAGTTTTAGATATACTCCATGAATTGAGCAATTATAATCCAAGTGAATTCTATAGTGAAAAATATATTGACATAAAAGATTACGAGGATTCAGATGAAAAAGCACCAGATTGCTAAGAAAACAATTGAGTTATTTAAAAATTTAGTATCAATATTAGAACCACCACCACTTTTAACAGTATCAAAATGGGCTGATAACTATAGAAAATTATCTCCTGAAAGTTCTGCTGAACCTGGTCAATGGAAAACATCAAGGGCTGAATATCAAAGAGAAATAATGGATTCACTTTCAAATAAAGAAACAGAAGTTATTGTTGTTATGTCTTCAGCTCAAGTAGGTAAAACAGAGTTAATTAATAATATAATTGGTTATTTTATTGATTATGACCCATCTCCTATAATGCTATTGATGCCAACATTAGAATTGGCAGAATCCTATTCAAAAAAAAGACTAACGCCAATGATAAGAGATACACCAGTATTAAGAAAAAAGGTTAAAGATGCAAAGTCAAGAGATTCTGATAATACTTTATTAGAAAAAGGATTCCCGGGAGGATATATTGCATTAACAGGAGCAAATTCACCAACAGGATTATCTTCAAGACCTATCAGAATTCTATTAGCAGATGAAGTTGATAGATTTCCAGCAAGTGCAGGTATTGAAGGTGATCCTTTGTCTTTGGCTGAAAAAAGAACAAAAACATTCTGGAATAAAAAGAAATTCTTTGTTTCAACGCCAACAGAAAAAGGAATTTCAAGGATTGATAAGGAATTTGAAGACAGTTCCCAAGAAGAATGGTGCTTACCATGCCCACATTGTGGTAAATTACAGCCACTAAAGTGGGCTCAAATTCATTTTGAAGATGTAACACACGAATGTAAATTTTGTGGACATAGAGGTAATGAGTTTGAATGGAAGGCTGAAAATGGAGATTGGATTGCTAAATATCCTGAAAGAATAAAAAAAAGAGGATTTCATCTTAATGCATTAGCTTCACCTTGGGAGCGTTGGGAAAATATTATAGAGGAATTTAAAATAGCAAAGAAAAATGGCCCTGAAACTTTAAAAACTTGGGTTAATACAACATTAGGTGAAGTTTGGGAAGCAGATGAAGGAGAAGGAGCAGATAACGATGATTTAATTTCAAGAAGAGAGCCTTATATTACTGAAGTACCAAGAAAAGTTATTGTTCTTACAGCTGGAGTAGATGTTCAAGACGATAGACTTGAAGTTGAAGTAGTTGGATGGGGAGTAGGGAAAGAAAGTTGGGGAATACAATATAAAGTCTTCTATGGAGATCTAGGACAGAAAATAGTTTGGCAGCAATTAGATGAATATCTCCTTAAAACATTTTGGTTTGAAGAAGTAGAGGGACTTGTATTATCATGTGTATGCATAGATTCAGGAGGCCATTATACAACTGAGGTTTATAAGTTTTGTAAAGAAAGAGAACATAGAAGAGTGTTTGCAATCAAAGGAATAGGTGGATATGGAAAACCATTCATAAGCAAGCCAACTAGAAATAATAGGGAAAGGGCTGCATTATTTTCTTTAGGTGTTGACAATGGAAAAGAAACAATATTATCAAGGTTAAAAATAAAAGAAGATGGGCCAGGTTATTGTCATTTTCCACAAGAAGCAGATCGAGGATACGATGAAAATTATTTCAAAGGATTAACATCAGAAAAAAGAGTTATTAGACATAAAAGGGGCAAGCCTACATTTGAATGGGTAAAGAAGAGTAGTGGTATTAGAAATGAGCCTATGGATTTAAGAAATTATGCAAATGCTGCATTTGAAATATTGAATCCTGATTTAGATACAATGGCGGCTAGAAATATTAATGGAAATGTTTTTGCACAAAGTAAAAAAACAGTTAAAAAGAAAAAAAGAGTATTATCAAAAGGTTTATAGGAAGGAGTAAATTATGGCATTTTCAATCGATACAGCACAAAAACATTTAGATGCTTGGCTTGAAGCAGAACTTGCAGTAACAAATGGACAAAGTTACTCTATTGGCAGCAGATCTTTAGATAGAGCAAACTTATATCAAATAAGAGAACAAATTAAATACTGGAGCGATCAAGTTGCAAAAGCTAAAAATATTGCGAATAGAAATGGAAGAAATAGAGTTATTAGAGTAGTTCCAAGAGATTTATAGGGCATGAGGTGATACGAATGAATGTAATAGAAAAAGCAATACAAACAATTTCGCCACAGAAAGCACTAAACAGAGAAGTTGCAAGAAGAAAACTATCAATAATGAATAGTGGATACTCAAATCATGGAGCTAGTAGAACTAAAAAGAGTTTGTTGGGGTGGATGTTTGGTGGTGGAAGTGCTAAAGAGGATATAGAAGATAATATCCAAGTATTAAGAGAACGCTCAAGAGATTTATACATGGGAACTCCAATTGCAACAGGAGCTATAAAAACATTAAGGACAAATGTAGTTGGTGGCGGTCTTAGATTAAAATCACAAATTGATTCAGAATTTTTAGGTTTAAGTGATGAAGAGGTAGATAAACTTGAAACTACAATAGAAAGAGAGTTTTCACTGTGGGCTGATAGTGTTAATTGTGATCTAGCAAGACTTAATAACTTCTATGAATTACAACAGCTTGTATTTATGAGTAGTTTAATGTGTGGAGATGCATTTGCGTTACTTCCATATACTAAGAGAATTGGGATGCCATATGATTTGAGAATACAACTTATAGAGGCTGATAGAGTTTGTAATCCTCATAATAACTTCAATAAAAATATAAGCGCTGGAGTTGAATGTGATGATAACGGAGAAATAATAGCTTATCATATAGCAAACTTTCATCCTTTATCGTCTTTTAGAGCTAATTATACTTGGACTAAAGTAGATGCATTTGGAAAAACTACAGGTAGAAGAAATGTAATACATCTGATGGAAAGTGAAAGAATAGGACAGAGAAGAGGAGTTCCAGTACTTGCACCAGTAATTGAAGCATTAAAACAATTGGGACGATATACAGAAGCAGAATTAATGGCTGCAGTTATATCAGGAATGTTTACTGTTTTTATAGAAAGTAAATCAACATCAGAAGATGCACCATTAGGATCATTTATTCCAGAAGAGGATCAAGTGGATAGTAATGATGAAAATAGTTATGAACTAGGAAATGGTGCAATAGTAGCATTAGGAGAAGGTGAAACTGCAAAAGAAACTAATCCAGGAAGACCAAACACTGCATTTGATGGATTTGTAGCTTCAATTTGCAAACAAATTGGAGCAGCACTTGAAATACCCCACGATTTATTACTAAAACAATTTAATGCTTCATATTCGGCAAGTAGAGCAGCATTACTTGAAGCTTGGAAAATGTTTAGAATGAGGCGAACATGGCTTGCAAATGATTTTTGTCAGCCTATTTATGAAGAATGGCTTTCTGAAGCCGTAGCCAAGGGCAGAATTTATGCCCCTGGCTTTTTTGATAGTCCAATAATTAAAAAAGCTTATTGTAATTCTGAGTGGAATGGGCCATCTCAAGGGCAGTTAGATCCAGTGAAAGAAGCTAATGCAGCTGTTACTCGTGTAGAAAATGGATTTTCTACACGAGCTAAGGAAACAGTAGAGCTTACTGGTGGAGATTTTGTTAAAAATAATAGGCAGAGAATTAAAGAAGAAAAAATGAGACAAGAATTATTGAAATTAAGTCAAAATAGTTTAATTACTGGAAAGGAGAAGAAATAAAGTGAAGAAGATTGATGTTAAGGGAAGAATAATTCCTCAAAGTAGTAAATGGATTTATAATTGGCTTGGAATACCTGCTACATCACCACAAGATGTGTCAAATGCACTTCTTGAAGCTAATGGAGATGACATTGAAATTTATGTAAATAGTGGCGGAGGAAGTGTCTATGATGGTTATGAAATATATAATCTTGTAAGAGAATATTCAGGAAATGTTACATTTAAGATTATAGGATTAGCAGCAAGTGCAGCATCTTTTATTTGTATGGCAGGAAAATGTACGATGTCACCTTTGGCAGAAATGATGATACATAATGCATCAACATATGCAGAAGGACCACATCAAAACATGGATAGTACAAGCAATATGCTACAAATAACAGATCATACAATTGCTACAGCATATGTACTTAAAAGTGGCAAAAGTGAAGAAGAAATAAGAAATCTTATGGAAAATGAAACATGGCTATCAGCAGAGGATTGTAAAAGTCTTGGATTAATAGATGAAATAATGTTTGGAGAAGGATTTAAGAATAATTCTAATCCAGCACCAACACTATATAATGCAATTTCAGATGATACATTAATGTCTGAACTTGAAAAATGTAACAACGTGGATGAACTAAAGAAAAAACTTACAGAAAATATAGACAAAATATTTAAAGAAGCAAGTATGCCTATAACTGGACCTATAAATGAGGGGACAGATATAAATAAATTAAAAAATATTGAGGAGGATAAACCAATGGATTTAAACACATTTAAAACAGATCATAAGGATATTTATGATCAAATTGTAACGGAAACAACTACAAATGCCACATCAACAGAAAGAAATAGAATAAAAGCTATAGAAGATTTAGCAATTCCAGGTAATGAAGAAATTATAAATAAAGCTAAATTTGAAACTGGTATTACAGCAGAAGCCGTTGCAGTTGAAATTATAAAAGCTCAAAAAGAAAAAGGTCAAAATTACATGGAAAATGCACAAAAGGATGCAGCTGAAGCAAAACTTAATGAAGTTATAGATGCACCAGCACCTGGAAATAACGAAGATACGCAAAAAGAAGCTGTTAATTTATTAGTAAATGCAGCTGAAGCGATTGTGGGAGGTAGAAAATAATG